GATGATGATGTGGTCACTCCGGTCCCGCCTTCGCCTGTGTCGTGGTGGAAGAGAGCACTCCTTCGTCTCCTGGGTATCGGGCCGCACCAACTCCCCCCGTCTGACCGGTCGTAATGGGCCTCTCTGCGCTTGCCTGCATCTTCACCACGGAGCGCCGTCGTCAGAGACAGGCGGCCGTCGGCTTTTCCGTTCCGGCGATGGGGGAGGTGAGGGTCCCGGAAGATGCAATGCCCCTCCTCGCGTCAAACATGCGAGGAACGTTCCTCCCGACGCGGCGATCGGGCGCAGGAATCGGTCGCTACGGCTTCTCACCCTGTCGCGTTGAAGAGGAGCCCTTGGCTCTGAGTGCGTTGTACCAAGCGCTCACGGAACTTTCGACACGTGAAGGGTGGGCGAATCGGTGTAGCGACCTCACACAAGCCATTGAACGTCTTCGATCTTCAGGTTTCGAGCCCCGCAGTATGGTCATCCCAGAGCAAACGCTTCGGGATGTCTGCGGGCCGGATTGCGACCTGGAGGCGGCACGTCGTTCGATGGCGGTGCAAGGGCACGTCGCTGTGGTCGATGGTATCCGCGTTCTTCTCTCGAACCTGCCGGGGGGTGCTGCGCTCGTATGTGCAGCACCAGAGGTTGTGGGGCTTTACACGCGTGTCGGCGACCACCTCGGCGTGCTCGTTCAGCGAGTTGACCGGGCGATCATGGTGGTCCGACATGACATGGCTTGACGACTTTGTGGGGCACGCAGCAGGGAACTTGACCGAGAGAGCCCGCGAAGCCCTCTGGGCTCGCGGCGTCACCGACGAACAGACCAGCCTGTTCCAGATCGGTTACCTCGATCGCGAACTCCCTGAGGGCATCGATTTCCCTCCTGGGTTCCTCGATTGGTCCTTCCGGGGTGGAAAGCTCGATGACGTCTTCGTTTTGCCTTTGACGAACACGCTCGGAGAGATCCACGGGTTGCAGTTTCGCCACGTCGATCGTGAGCGCACCGGGTACATGGACTTCATCGAGAAGGGGGACCTCGTGCTCTTCGGGCTCGGGCAGGCCATCCCCCACATTTGGGAGACCCGATCCATCCTCTTGGTTGAAGGGGGCTTCGATCTCTTCCCAGTTCAACGGTTCTACGCCCCCACGGTCGCCACATTGACGGCTCGCGTCGTAGATCCCTTGGTGCGGATCCTTCGACGACTCGTTGACCGTATCTGGCTTGGCTATGATATGGACGATACGGGGCGGAAGGCGTCTGCGCGATTTGTCCGGCAACACGGCGAAGAGTTCGGGCACGTAGGTATCGTGGACTACCCAAGAGTCTGCATGGTTGACGGGAAGCTGTCCAAGGACCCGTCGGACTTGTGGGAAGCCTGGGGGGACCAGAAATTCTCTGCTTTTCTAGCGTCAGTTATACATTCCGATCCCAAAACGGAGCCGTTCCATGCCTAAGGTCTACGAAAACGCTGAATCTGTCGAGACGATCGCTGAGCGTCTTCTTCCCACGTACCATTCGGAGCTGGCCACTGCTCGGATGAAGTACATCTTCGTGGACAAGGCCAGCATGAAGAACGGTAAACCCGTTCTTGGGAAGGTCCGCAAGATCACGGGCGCGAGTGAGTTCCTTCTGGAGAAGGACTTCCTCGTCGAGATCGCCCTGGACAGGTGGAACGATCTTGCACCGGTTCAACGCGAAGCTCTCGTCGATCACCTTTTGGAGCGCTGCTTCGGTGAAGAAGACGAGGAGACCGCTGAGATGAAGTGGAAGCTCCGCGAGCCGGACGTCCAAGAGTTCGCCACGATCCTTCGTCGTCACGGCGCCTGGAACGACGACCTCGTGGCCCTCCTCTCGGTTGCCCAATCGATCCGAGTGGACGCCCGTGTTCAAGAGGTCGTCGACGGGGAGACAGAAGAAGTCACCCTGAGCTAAGACGACCGCCGTGTGGGATACCAAGTACAGACCCTTGAAATTCGCGGAGGTCCTAGGCCAACCTGGGACTGTCCAGCTCCTTAAGGCACGCCTGCAAAAAGGCACTGCCTTGGATACGAGCTATTTGTTCGAGGGCGGTCACGGCCAAGGGAAGACGACCTTGGCCCGTATCTACGCACGAGCGATGCTCTGTTTGAACTTGGACAAGGCCGACCCGGAGCCCTGTAACAAGTGCGAGAATTGCCTGGCAATCCTCAACGACCAGCCCGGCCCCTTCTCAGAGCGTGATGCTGCCAGCCAGGGCACCATCGAAAACATACGCTCTATCGTCAACGAGCTTCCGTTCTCGGTCTTCAACGCATCGAAGCGTGTCTATCTCTTCGACGAGGCGCACCGAATGGGCCAAGGGGCCCAGGACGTTCTCCTCAAGCCGATTGAAGAGAAGAAGATGATCGCGATCCTCTGCACAACGGAGCCGGACAAGATCCGTGGGACGATCCGTTCGAGGTGCGAGCCGTACACGATCCGCAAGGTGACACGTGAGGACATCCTCGGACGGATGAAACTCGTCCTTCAGCAAGAAGGAGTCGAGTACCAGGATGATGCGGTCCTAGTCATCATCGACCACTCCGGCGGTCACGTGCGAGACATCCTCAACAAGATGGAGATGATCTCCCAACTGGGGCCCATCACCGTCGATGGGGTTCGGGAGTACCTCAAGCTCTCCGTGGTCTCGCTCTTTTACGAGATCCTGCTTGCCCTCCGAGATCCTAAAAAAGCGATCGGGTTCGTAGATCAAGCATGTGAGCAAATCTCGCCGGACGCTGTTGCTGCCGGCCTTGCCGAAGCTGCCATGAACAGCTATCGGCTCGCGAACAATATGTTCGCTGACTTCGTTTCCGCTGATCGTGAGTTGGGTAAGAGGGTCTACGGGGAGTATGGCCCGTACGTCATTCATCTCGCCGACCATTTTCTCAAGGCCAAACACGTTTCCGAAGTCAGCCTCGTCCGCGACATTCTGGTCCTCTCCCAATGGGATGGTAAGACCCCCATCGAACCTTTGGGTCGCCCGGTCTTGGTTCCATGGGGTTCTGCTCCTGCTACTGCCCCCGTGGCGTCGGTCCCTGCGCCTGGGGAGGCCGCATCCCCTGCCCCTGCGTCCCCTGCCCCTGCTGCTTCAGCTCCCGCCGCTCCGGCCCCGGCCCCTCCCCCTGTCAAGGAACTCACGACCCCTGATCTCCCTCCCCTTGGGGAGATGGATGTGAAGCTAAATATGAACGCGGCGCCCATGCCTCGGATGGACGCACGCGGACATCAGCACCTCGTCTTCCCTGGCAAGAACGTGGACGAGGATGACATGAAACCACTCAACGCGGACGTGTGGCGGCGTGAGTTTGAGCGCTTGTGGCTCAATCGAGGTGACGCGAGTGGCTGAGCTGAACCCTCCGCAACCGCCGATCGACCAGTGGGTCGTTTTGGAATTGGGGCCGAAGGCGGACGGGGCAGACCCGGACGAGATTCGAGCGTCAATCCGTCATTCCATTCGCGATGCCGATGTCTTCATTCCGGCTTCGGTAACGCAAATGGGGGAGGAGCGGGTTGTTCAGTACTTGATGGAGGGCTACGCCTTCGTCCGTCGCAGTCATGCGGACCAGATTTACCTGCGTCTCGAAAACACCAAGTTCGTCAACAGCGTCCTCCGGACGACGACCCGTGTGAATGGGTCGCGCCCTGTCCGTCAGATTGCCTTCGTAACGAGCGGCGAAATTGACAAGTTTCGCGGACAGATCCGAGAAGAGGTCGATCAGGGGATCTGCGTCGGGGATCTCGTGCTCATCACGTCCGGCCCGTACCGGAAGATCCAGGCTCGCGTCGAAGAGGAGATCCCCGAGCAGGATGCGGTGCAGGTCTACATCAAGCTTCGGTCGAAAGAGGCAATCATCACACTGCCTCGGGCGTGCCTCCGTCTTGTGGAAAAGGCCCCGCGCTCTCCGTACGCCGACCAGGCAAGTGGCTTGCGGGACTGGCTCCGAGGGGCCCGCGCGTTGCTTGGGTGGCCGAAGGAAGAAATCCTCCGTGTCCTTCTCCCGTACGAAACCTTCGTCAAACTAGATACTTGGGTACGCGTGGGGAAGGCGTGCTTCGGATTCATCCAGGCCAATGAGGTTGTCCTTGACCCGGAGGCACTTGCGGTCAAACTGCGGGCCTTCGCCAACCTCACCTCGTGGGTCGAGAGGGGCCGACCGATCGGTTACATACTTCGTCCTTTGGATCCCGCACCTTTGAAGGCGAAAGCTGAGGAGGTGGTTCGCCTTCAGGCATGGGCCGACACTGGAAAGAAGTTGCGTCCGATTGTGTACTCGTCCTACACTCCACCTCCCCTTTCGCCACTGGAGAGCAAGTATCTTGAGTGGTCGTGGTTCCAAGACATGGTTGTTCGCTTGGAGGCTGTCAGCTCCGACGTGGAAACCATCGAGCGTTCACTCAAAGCCGGGGGCGATATGATGGTGCAGAACGTCATCATCGACGGGACCCAGTTGGCCATCCGGTGCCTCATGGCTCCAGGTCTGAACACCCTCAAGGACCGCCAAGGACGACCGACGGGCGCTGTCCTAGGCTTCCTCCAAAGCCTAGGGGGTTTCCACAAGCGCTGGCCCGACGCAACCCTTCACGTGACTTGGGACTCCTCCTCCCAACGTCGGCGCAAAGAATTCGCTGAGTACAAGGCGAACCGAGCGGAGCGTACCCCCATCGCTTTCGAGACGGAGTGGCTGCGGGAAGTGCTCCCCATGATTGGGGTCCACCAGGCATGGCACCCAGAAGAGGAAGCGGACGATGTGATCGCGACGCTCGTTCACGGGTCCCTCAAGGGGCAAGTGAACTTGGTGGTGACCACCGATCGGGACATGCTTCAGCTAGTTAGCTCAACCGATCGCCAGTTCGTGCCGGCCGTGGGAGCTGGAAAAGAGCGCGTTTACGACATTGACGCGGTGCTTCAGGAATATGGGGTCCCACCTGCTGAGGTGACCCAAGTGCGAGCGCTGAGTGGGGACACCTCTGACAATATCCCCGGAGCTTTGGGGTTCGGGTTGAAAACCGCCTCGAAGCTCGTCAAGCTATATGGTAGCGTCGATCGTATATTCGCTTCCAATTTGGCGGGACTGACCAAGGCTCAGTACAACAACCTCAAGAGCGCCGAGAAACAGGTGCGACTCAATGTGGACCTCATGAGGCTCCACGATGATTTGCATCTCACGCTTGTCGGCCCAGATCCAAATCAGATCGCAGTCCGTGAGCGGCTGCACGATGTGGATATTAAACCGGACGGTATCCTGGCGAACTTTTTCGCCAACGCGGCTGGTTGACACTTTTGAGGAGGGTATCAAATGGCCGCCAACGGTTACGTCATCCCCATTGATCCAGCGGAACTCGCGAATCGCTTCTCGTCCCCAGAGGAGATGGACGATGACGAACGGGCGGCAGAGGAAGAGGAGGTCGAAACCTTCCTCGTCGGTGCCGACTACGAAAGTCGGATCCGGCCTCTCCTCGATCGCATCCCCCAAAGGGAAGCAGACCTCATCTACCTCTACTACATCCAAAAGAAGCGACAGGCCGACATAGCCGAGATTTTCGGCGTCACCCAAGCGGCCATCTCCTACCGACTCGATCGTGGGCTCCAGCGCATCAAGTTCCTGTTGAGCATCCCCCAAGTGACCGAGGATGAGCTACGGGGAGACCTCGCGGACATCTTCCTGGCCATCGACGTCGATATCCTCGTCGGCATGTGGCAGACGACCTGCCAATCCGAGGTCGCCACCCAGCTCGGGCTCACCCAAGGCAGGGTGCGCCACCGCTTCTTCAAGTCCGTCTCGCTCCTCAAGGACGCCGCAGAGAAGGACGAGAAATACGACCCCTACCACCGTATTTTCTCCGC